TGCTTTAGTGCTTGATTGCTTTTTAGGTTCAGCATCTACCCTGATTGCCTGTGAGCAATTAAACCGTGTATGCTTTGGTGTTGAACTGGAACCAAAGTTCGTTGATGTTGCAGTGGAAAGATACATTAAACTCCATGAAGGCAGGTCTGATGATGTGTATCTGATGCGTAACGGCGAAAGGATCGAATACAAGGATGTGGAGGTGTCAGATGAATAAACCTCTCACCCTTGGCAGCCTGTTTTCCGGTTCCGGAACTTTTGAAATGGCAGGAATGCTCTCTGGTATTGTACCTGTCTGGAAATCAGAAATAGAGCCGTTTCCGATCGCTGTTACAGAAAAGCGGCTGCCTTTTGTAAAGCATCTGGGCGACATCAACTGTATCAACGGTGCTGAAATCGAGCCTGTGGATATTATCACCTTTGGCTCGCCCTGCACCGATCTTAGTGTCGCAGGCAAACGTCAAGGCTTGAATGCCGCACGTTCCGGACTATTCTTTCAGGCAGTCAGAATTATCAAGGAAATGAGGTGTGCAACCAATGGAAAATATCCGAGATTCGCAGTGTGGGAAAACGTCGTTGGGGCTCTATCCTCCAACAAAGGAGAGGACTTCCGATGCGTTCTCGAAGAACTCTGCAAAATCAAAACCACAGATATATCTGTTCCTAAACCTGAAAAGTGGACAAAGTCAGGAGAAATTTTGGCAGATGGTTTCTCTCTCGCATACAGGACAGTCGATGCTCAATACTGGGGTACGCCCCAACGCAGAGCAAGAATCTACCTTGTCGCAGATTTTGATGGTGAACGTGCCTCAAAAATACTATTTGAGTCCGAGGGCGTGTCTGGGTATTCTCCGCAGAGCTTCCGTTCGTGGAAAGAAACTGCCGGAAGTTTTGGAACTTGCTCTGAAGAAACAAGCACAGGATTAGTTTTTTCAAATCATGGGCAAGATACACGATTTAAGGGCCCTGTTGAAGTAGCGGAAACAGTTTCTGCTACATATGGAACAGGCGGAAATAACCAGCCGTTTGTGGTAGAACATTTTCGTAAAGCATACGGCATATGCGGAAAATACAGCAATTCCATGCTTTCCAACAATCCCAACAGCGGATTTTATGAGGCAGACACTGCAAGAACGATTGATACAAGCAATCAGTCTCCCTGCAAAAATCAGGGTGGAATTGTTGTCGTTGAAGGTAATGGAAGCCGACCATCTCATCACGGCAATGGGTATAAAGAATCGGAAACGATGTACACGCTGAATTGTACCGAAAATCATGCTGTTGCCTATGGAATCGGCAGACCTGCCATGAATCAGGGATACAATGCAAAATTCAGTTTTCAGATCGAAGAAGAAACCTCACCTACACTTGTTGCATCAGGTGCAGGCGGAATTGCTCATCCGGTCTATTCCACAAGCAAAAATTCACACCACACCGTTGCAGAAAGAGAAAAAGCAAACACTCTTGTGGCATCAGATTACAAAGATCCGCCGCTTGTCAATGATCCGGAATATATCGTGCGAAGATTGACACCGCAGGAATGTGCGTTGCTGCAGGGTATGCCGACTTGGTGGTGCGATAATATCGGCATTGAAAATCCAAAGGAAGAACAAATTTGTTGGTGGCAGAATGTCTTTGAAACTTACAACAAAGCTGTCGGGAAAACCTGTAAATCAAAAAGCCGAAAGCAACTTGAAAAATGGCTGAAAGATCCGTATTCCGATAGTGCCGCCTACAAAATGTGGGGCAACGGCATATTTTTAGGAAATGCGTGGTTTGTGCTTGCCGGAATCGCATATTATGCACAGAACACAGCCTGAAAGTTTGTCATATGTCACACTTGATATCTGTGAGGAAACGAGTTATCATGTGTACTACCGAAAAGGAGGTCAAACATATGACGATTGCATTTCATCTCACAGGAGAAAATCGAAAAACACTGGTGAAAGCTGTTTCTGAAATACTTGAAATTCCTGCCGAATATCAGTATATGCCGACTCGTGCTTACAAGATCGGGGAATGTTACACCGTCACCAAAGAGGGCAACCTTGAAATCAGCGATTCAGCTGACAGCAAGAAAAAAGAATACCTCATGGAAGAATTAAAAAATCGTGGATACGATATTCCGACAGAAAATAGGCTAACGGTTCAGATGCCTGCGGACTTTTTCGATGAACATACGCTTGGCAATCTTCAGCAGATCTGCGAAAACAAAGCCACACTTTTCAAGGCAGCTTTTCAGACGGATACGCTCGACATTATTTCATCTGATGAAAAGGTGGAATTTCCATGGTTCAAAGTAGAGCAAGACGGTGATGCAGATGCCTACTGCACGTTTATTTCCATGCTCTGCGAATTTGCCAAGAACCAGAGCCGCATTAACCGCAAGCCGGATACTTCCGACAATCCCAAGTACACTATGCGGTGTTTCCTGATTCGTCTGGGAATGGTGGGGGCAGAATTCAAGACGGCAAGAAAAGCAATCCTCCGCAATCTTATGGGCAATTCT